GTACTCGTAGCCTTTGCAGTAGACGAATTCGGTCAGGCTCGGCTTCAACCCTTCAGACTGTGACACCACCACTTCGAACGGGATGCCCGAGGGACCGGACTTACCACGCAGGTTGACCAGCGTAATACAGATCAAGTCAGTGTCACCCTTCAAGTCGTCCTCATCGTCGCGAGGGAACTCAGGGAACTTGTCCGCGTCGAGCATCGGCAGCAAGCTGACACAGTACCAGCAGTTACCAGTCAGGAAACTGAAGTTCTCAGGCACCTTCTTCAGCTTGAGGTCACCTTTCAGGAACTTCAGGCGTTTAACGTTCGGCTTGTACATGTCGAGCTGGTATTCCTGACCCACGTGAGCGGTCATCAGGATGTGCAGCCCAGACCCACCTGTGACAGCGGTGACCTGATCGATCAGCTGACTCTTGGCCCCGGCGCCTTTCATGGCCACCATGTTAAGGTCCTTCGACCCCACATCACCCTTCTCGTACATGTTCATGATGCCTTCGGTCTGAAGACCTGACAGCGAATCAAGGAACAGCAGGGTGGGTGAGGGTATCTTGATCAACTCATGCGTGTTGTCGTCCAGGAACGGCGTGGTGATCATGATATCTTTGTTCTTACGCCGGTCTTCGGCATATTCCCGGATGTCATTCCACCAGGCATTGCCCGTGTAACTGGTGGCGTCAGTGAACGCCAGACGCTCTTGCTCGATCAGATCGGCACCAAAGAGCTCAGGGAACTGCCGGAATACGTTGGCAATCCGTCCCGGAGAGAGCGTATTCTCTGAGTCGTGTGCCATCATAATGGCCAGCGACAGGCGGTTCATCACTGAACCCAGCTGAAACAGAGAGATCACGGTCTTGAACATGTTGGGGAGTCCAGCTACCCCGGTGAAGTGGTTCAGACCACCGCACAGGATGGATTCACCATATTTGCCTTTGTAGTACTTACCTGTTTGGATATCAAAGCAGGCCCCGATGTTCCACATGGGTCGAATGGAGGCAGCTTGCTTAAATTTGGCAAATGGGCTATTGGACATTGACTCGTTTCCATTTGAGATGAGTAGCGGTTGTGGTCAAACAATATGAAAAACTACTTTCTTTTAACACGGAGTCTTCCGATGGACCATGATATTTACGACCCGCTGAACCAAGTGTCGCTTGAGGACTTGGAGCGCCTGGCCCGCTCCATTTCCATGGAAAGCGAGATCGGTGGTGGGCTCCAGAACAAATCCAAATCCCACGTGATGCAGTTCTTCCGGAATGCTGGTGTGTTCTTCGCCCAGATGAAGCTGCCGAGTGTTGGCTTCGCTACTACCCTCAACCGCGATCTGGACGGCTTTGTGGGCAAGGTTGGCTTTGTTGAAGTGTCCAACAAGTCCGTCATTGTTCCCGAAGGGTTTGTGGGTCAGTGGGTTCCGTACAGCCAAGCGCTGAAGGACACCATGGGTAAGGCCACCAAGATGGAGGCCATGGTGCGCAGCTTCAACGACACTCTGGGTCGAGTCATCCACGCCCCTTCGTTGCTGAGTGCCGCATCGGGTGTAGGCCATAACGGCCCGTCGACTCTGGGTATTACCAGCGACATGATGGCTATCGGCAAACAGTTCTTCGATGGCAACAGTGGCCATATCACCCGCAACCTGTGTTCCGTAATCGACCGCCATGCGGATATCCGGGTCACTACCAACCTACTCGCTGATGCCGTGTCGCTGGACAAAGCACACCCGGCCAAGAAAGTGGTGGATGCGGTCGGTCGCACCATGGCACTGGCTAATACCCTGATGGCATCGCTCCAGGCCCGTAGTGCTGAGAGTGAAGGTGCTGCGGTGATGGACGTCGCCCTTCAAGAGCTGGTCGAACTCACGTTGAGCATTGCTAAAGAGATGGAGTCCTACGGCACCTTGTTGTACCGGATCCGTCAGTTCTCAGAGTCACTGAACGACAGCCTCAAAGAACTCAAAAAATAACACCTCGGGCATAAAGTGATGGGCGGGACTAGTCCCGCCCATCTATGCCGTGTCAGGCAAACTTTCTAAGGTGCTGCGATTTAAGCAGTACTCGTTCGACATCACGTACCATGGTTTCTCGATCCAAATACCGAAGCCAGCGAGGCATCTTACCGTACACCAGTTCGACGGCCTGCTTAACGTCTCCGCTCTCACATAAGGACACCACCTGGTTCACCACCTTGTCTTTCCAAAGCATCGGACAGACCATGGCAGGGAAGGTCAGCGACTGCGGGTCATTCACCAGATAGAACAGCTGGTTGAATTCCGTGAGAATTGAATCGTCGGGGTTGTAGTTACGAATCAGACGGAAATACAGACTGGCCATGAACAAGGTTCGTTTCAAGGTAGCCCAAAATCCGTGAGATTGATTTATCACAACAGATCGATACATAGTTGTGCCTGTTAGTTCACCAGTTTGAAATTGCCGAACGGGTTAGCCCAAATACCGATGTCGTCAACCGTCTCAATCACCGTGGCGTACCTGATGACTGTGTCGGATTCACGCCACGTCAGGGCCACCACTCGCTTAACCGTTTCAGCGAGCGCCGACAGCGCGTTCCTACCTATGATGTCTGAACCCACAATGAACCGGATTTTAGCCGTCGTCACTGGGACCTCGTCCATCACCCTCAGCTCACGAGCGAATGTGGTGTTGTAATGCACACCCACGTCAAGATGTTTCACCGCACTGGTGATCTCTTTACGCAGTTTGCGAATCACAGCCCCTTTCTTCTCTGTGGCTTCATATAGTAGGTCTGTCAGATCCGTAACAATGACCGACTTATCGCCTGCCATGAACTGATCCAAAACGACTGTCATACTTTCCAGGTTCTCGATGTTATAGAACGCCGTACCTGTAGGGGTGACATGGTGAACAACAGGAACCTTTTTCTCCGTGGTCAAACTCATGTTGGCTTTGTTCTTTCGAAATACCGACAAACCAAACTTAAGGATGTCCTCTGTAACGTTACCGTTAAGGATATTTCGCAATGCCCCGACGAACAGATGCCCCACCTGGGCCTTGTCCTTCTCGATGAAATGGTCGCGCACTTTCTCCAGCACGTTCAGCTGGCTTTTGAGATAGAGCACGGCATTGCTGGAATCCGCTTGGGGTTTCCCGGTGTCTTCATCATCACCGTGGGTTCCCGTCCAATAGACGAACCGGCCATCACTTGCAGCTCGGCGCTCTGCAGCTTCTGAACTGAAGTACCATTTAGGCTGGTCCATCATCCTGTTGTGTAGGATGCTCGTTTTCCAGTACCCCTCAGGTTGATTTTCCAGTTTAAAGGTCAAGCTGTATCCGTTCACGCCGATGCAGTTACCTTTACCCGCCCATTGGTCCGCCATTTCATTACCGGCGTGGCCGTTGTGGCCTTTGATCCAGGCGAGTGTAACCGTGGTATCGGTTTCCTTGAACTTGTTCAGCAGGAGATCCATGGCGATCCAATCTTCCTTATTGGAGATCTCTTCGCCGTCTCGCTTACGCCATCCGGTGGTCTTCCACCGATTGAGGTATTTGTTGACCCCTTCTACCACGTACTGCGAATCTGAATAAATAAGGGTGTGGTGAATCCCTTTGTCCAGCGCATACGTAAGCGCTTCCTTGGTGGCTAGCAACTCCGTGTGATTATTACTTCGTGCCTGTGGCACACCGCCAAACGTATCGATGTACGTTTGTACCTTGACGGCTTGTTTTTCATCTTTTACATCGATGTACCCATTGGCAGTTGGCGTTGCCTTTGGGTGACCACTCCCCTTGGTCGGTAGATCGTCCGCGGTATAGATATACCCGTGCACACCCCACCCACCAGCCTTCTCACTGTTGTAATAGCCGCCATCGGAATACAGTACAGCCTTGTACTCTGGCCCTGATGACTTGTCCGTGTTGTCCGCCATTATACACCTTCAACAGAGTGATTGTCGTGTACTGTGTTCATGTTATACCTAAGATCCTTTTTGAAAAACATCACAGGTCATTCACACAAGTGGATTGGTGCCTAGTCAGGTCTTCGACAAGGTACCGTTCGTCGTTATCAAGGTAGGTTTTCAGACGTTCAGCGTAGGACAACAGCAGGTCAGTTACCTCATCATTAGAGAGTGCATCCATGTTCACTTTTGGGAACATGGGGCGGACATGGCCGATGTGGATGGTGCGCTTAAATGGCGCGCAGATGTTCTTCTGGGTTGGTTCCTGAAGAGTGAATACGAAGGTGCGACTGTCCACGTGTTGGTAATACGCACACGACCCCAGTGACAAGGTGATCCACACCAATGAGGCCGCACGAGATCCTTTGAATAAGTTGGGAATCGACATGTGAATTCCTATTGACTGAGTTTCTTCCACCGTTCTGCTAGATCGTTAGAGGGTGGGCGATGGACGATTGGTTTATCAGGCGGTTGTGTCGGCTCTCTGCGTGGAGCGCGACGAGTAGCTGGCCAACTGGGTTGAGTGGTTTTGGTCTGTACTTTCAATTCGAAGTACCGGTCCTTGTACCAATCCATACGTTCAGTTAGGAAGGGTACTTGGGTATCGTAATCGTCCTGCAGGCGTGCATAGAGGCGCTCTTGGTCAGCGATCTGCTCCTCTTGTTCTTTAGCAGTCACCCACACATGGGTGAACAAGAAGGTCATGATCGTAAAACCAAACGACAACACAATGAGCGATAGATTTTCATGCACAAACTGCCTAAACGTACGATCCCGAAGCCACATCTCTCGAATAAAGAGACCAAGGGCTTTAAGGAGCTTAGCCAGTGCGATAAAATACATCGTAATCCCTAAAATGGTATGGATGTTTCAAGTAATTTAAAACGAGTGTCATAGAGTACGTGGCATTCAGACCCGGAGAACGATATGTTTAAACTTAAGGCCTTTAGTATTGTAGCGTCGTTGATCGATAACACGCGCGCAATCGTTTCTCCGATTGGTGAGTTGTCGCCCCGAGCGCTCACCTATGCCCGCGAGAAGGAGTACCTCAACAGTGCTGCAGCACCTGGGCACACCTTGGTGGTTTTCTCGAACACCCGCGACGGTGTGATCGAACAAGCCGATCCAGTGGTGGCCGGTAAGCTGCTGTTGATCAACAAGTGGATTTACGAACAGGCCTTGTCAGGTACCTTCACCCCCTCCACCGAATCCTTCCGTACGGCCTTCATCCAGCAATGGGGTACTCAGTACGCCGTCTGGGCCGTCGGCGCCATGGTCGAAGCCCAAAGCAATGTCTGGGTCCCCAGTGTCATTGAGATCCGCGACATCGCCGATGACGAGATCCAGTTCAAGCTCTGGTACGCCACCGAAGTCTTTGAGCAACAGTTCGATGAGTTCCAGATTGTCATCGTTCCACCGGTCGCGGACTTGGACGTGTTCTTCCTGGGTCGCAACCAAGTACAGACTGCACTGAGCACCCAGACCCATGACATCACCATGGAACGGGTGCAGGCTGTTAAAGAAGGCTACCCTGAGACCTACGTCAGTGGCGAGTTGTTCGAATGGTTCGACCCGGTCGATCCGACCGACAAGACCCGGCGCATTGCCACGTACTGGACCCCGATCATCTACGGCATCGCGGGTCGTAACGTAGACTCGATCAAAGAAGCCTTGCGCGAGTACATCCTGGCCAACAGCACTCACCCTAAAGAAGAGTGGGCTGAGATCTTTCCGGAGATCTTCACTTCGACGGAATTCATTTTTGTGCCGTTGTGGGGGAACTACTCCATCCCGAACATGGTGTTGGAAACCGGCATGTACAGCTCGGTCACCAATCTGTTGACGGGTATGGCGACATTGAAGAACTTGGTGCGGGGTGAAGGCTACACCCCTGAATTCATTGACGTCACTGCGGAAGTCTTTGGTGCGTCTCACCGGGCAATTACCGTGATGGTCACCGGCGGGCCGTATAACCGTGATGACGTCTTTGCCTTCACTCAACGCTACGGCGATTACATCAACGTTGATTCCACCAGCGTTGATTTCATGCGCATGCGCCCTGAGACCCGTCGGTTTGTATTAGCATTGGCTGAGATGCTGGCGGTGGCTGAAAACATGACCCCGGATTCAGCGGTGCCGGTGAAATTCTCTCGGCTGCTGCGTGACGATGTGCTGTACCTGGCATTCACCTTGGACCGCTATCAACTGATCGTGGCCAGTAAGTACTCGTACAGCGACCCTACGGTCAATGGCGGTAGCTCTATTGGTGAACCTGAACTTGTCTAATACGTGAGAACTATTTCATGAATCCCTTAATGATTGCAGCGGCGGATCAAGACCGTCGTAGACGTGGGCGCGCTCCAGTGGGGGCCATCCTGATCGCTGGAACGCCAACACTGGGGTTCTACGGTGAGATCCCAGCAGCGTCGTTTATCACGGGTGGCGACCTAGCCAGTTCCATTGGGTTGGCCCAGGGTACGCCGATTTTTAACGACCAGCCTTGGTTGAAATTCGCCCACAACAATAAAACACTCTATGTCGCCAAGAAACCATTCCGTAAATCGGCTTCTTGGAATGCCATCAATTCTGTCGGTGCTGCACTTGGCTCTAATCCCATTGTCATCGATGGTAAGTCGTATAAGGTCAGGCTTCTCACTGGCACTGTCAATGGTGAATTCGATACGTTGATGTACCGCGTCCACGCTAATGGCGGAAAGGTCCCTACATTCGCTCAATATGCGAGTAGCGATTTGGGCATGGGTAGTAGTGGTGATGCTTACTACACGCTGTGTCAAGAGATAATGAGTGGGGTATCGTCATGGCGCATTGGTCGTAATGACATACCGTCAAACCACACCAACATCACTGTAACGGATGTGAATGCGTATGTGGGCTGGAGACCAGTCCTCGAACTGGTCGAGTAACGGTATTAATCATAAAAGGATCAATGTAATGCATCTTCTTTCAATTGGTGATTTACGTAACAGAGTCGCAGCGCTAGTAACCGGTTTTATAGGCGAGGTAGCTGCTGCTGACTTCATTACGGGCGATGCTCTCGCATCGCTCATTGGCTTGTCATCCGGTACTTCCATCAATTCTTCAATCGGCTGGCTGAAGTTTGTTGATCCACTTGACAACAAAACCAAATACATTTCCAAACGAGCCCTGAGAAACAACATCAACTGGACTGGTTTGAACGGCCTTGGGGTTGTGTTTGGTACAAAAACCGCGGTTGTTGGCGGTAAAACCTACAAGGTAAGACTACTTAAAGGTGCCTCCAACGACCCATCGACCGCTGTAGATAGCAGTAGTGATCACACCGGCACATTCGGTTCTGAATGGAACCGGTTAATGTATCGCATCATCGCACGGGTTGGAATTTCCAATGAAGGAATTCCGTTCGGTGAATGGGCTTCGTACACTGAAGCTGAGTTATCTATAGCTGGTTCTCGAGCTGGAGGCACCGCTTGGTGTCAGGAAACCGGTGCTGGTGGATACTCTTCAAAGAAACTGGCCCGAGGTGCTGGCTCAATCTTACACGCTTCATACATCACCCCAAGTAGTACGCACGCTACGTATGGCTGGCGCCCAGTCCTCGAACTGGTCGAGTGATCTATAACTGAGAATTGATTATGAATCCTTTAATAATAGCAGCGGCAGATCAAGACAAACGTCGTCGTGGACGTAGTCCGTTGGGCGGTCAGCTCATTGCTGGTAATTCGACCCTGGGGTTCTACGGGGAGATCAGTGCGGAGGACTTCATAACAGTCCCTGCGTTAACCACCATGGTCGAACTAACCGCAGGCCTTCCTCGCAATACTGCATCGGGATGGTTAAAATTCTCCAGGCAGGGTAAAACAATTTACGTAGCAAAACTTCCTTTCCGAAGCAGTGTTAGCTGGGATCAGCTAAATGCTAGGAATGTAATAACTGGTAGCCGGTTATTAACCATTCAGAATAAAATATATAAGGTGAGGTTATTAAAGGGGTTTTCAGTATCGACACCCACCGCCGACGTCGGTTTTGATCTACCTCAGACTCACAACAGTGAGTGGAACGAATTGATGTACCATGTATCGGGATTACCGTTTGGTTCTGCTGGCGCTACACTTGCGTCAGAGGGTATCGAGGAAGGGGATTTCACTCAATACAGTGAATCTGACTTAGGTTTTGGTAGTGCATCAATATACGGATACCATACCTGGGTTCAGGAGAAGAATGCCTCTGGTAATGCCTTTGTCAGAGGAGGTAGTGGAAGTAGTTACCAGTCACATGCATCACCAAACAACACTAACGGTGCAATGGGATGGCGCCCAGTCCTCGAACTGGTCGAGTAATTCGGTCAAACAACATAAGGGGAGAGGCCATGGCCTCTCCCTGTTATGCGGTTATTGCGGACAGCCTAACCAGTCCAGCGTCTCATCTTTGGTTGCTTTCAGATACGTGCCACGACAATGAGCCAGTAACTCGAGCACCTCGGTTTCACCCACGTGCTCGATGAGTTCGTCCACTTTCATCCGGCGCCAGTCACTGGTATCACTGCACCACATGACCACCAGACCAAATTTGCGCCAGGTGGCTATGTCGGGTTCAATGCTGCAGCTAATGTTAAGCTTGAACCTCAACTCGTACAGGTATGGGAGGTCACGACCAGGCCACGACCACTTACCCTCCCCGGTACCCATAGTCGCAGCACCCAAGTAGAACCGAACCGAAGATCGATCCATTTCCATAATCACCCCCTTACGTAATCACCACGTGTTCGTTATACGCCCGTTTAAGGCTGACGTGTGAATCATCAATCACCGCAATCTGGCTGTTGGGGTAACTGTTCTGACTCTCATACGAGTGGCTAATAAAGAACACCTGAGAGTAGGTTTCATCGTCCATCAGGTCTTTCACTGCCAAGGTCAGGTTGAGACGGTGCACTTCGTCAAAGGTACGGCCCAACTCATCCAGGTAGAGTGGATAACCTTCCAGCTCCAAGAACTTGTACACCACCAGCACGAAGGCTTGGTTAACGATGTCCAACTGACTGTCCGATCCAAACTGGATGTCGGGAATCATATTTTCAACCGTGTGGACGTACATGGGGAACTTGTAGTCCATCTCCCCTTCTTCAAGGTTGCAGATGTCCAATGCCAAGTTATACCCCCAGACCTTGGCAATGATGTCGTTGATTCCAGTGATGAAGGTGTTGATGAAGACCAGGATCTGCTCAGCGATGATGCCGTCTTTAGGGGACAGCATCTTCTCCAGCACGATCAAAGCCTTCTCTTCAGCGCGCGCCTCAGTCAGGGTCCGGTTGAGGTCATTGACGATCCCCATCTGGACTTCCGCTTCCGCCAAGGACTGCTCCAACATGGCCAACTGCACTTGGTGACGTTTGACCTGAGCTTCGATCTCCTCCACTGCCATGAACTTGACCATCTGGTCCATCAGCTCATCCATCCGTTGCATCACCTGCACAACGGTGGATGAGATCTCACGGGCTTCAATGATCCGGGCGTAAAAGGTCTCGACCTCCTTAAGGGTCTCCTTGGCATCAATCAGGTGCATCGTTAGGTCGATAACCCGTTCACCCAAAGAGTGCGCCACGTCCCGCAAGCCACTGGTCTGATCCAGGTTACGAATGGTGTTGAGTTTCTCACGCAAGGGCACGACCTCAGC